CGTGAAGACAACAAGGCAAACCTTGACCCCGCGTTCTACGCCTCCATTCTTGCCAGCAATCCTTCTGGATGGCTCAAGGCACAGGAGTATGATGGAGAAGTGGCGGACGAAGGCGGTCAAATTGGTTTCCGGCAGTGGTTCGAGAATAGAATTATTACGACTCTTCCGTCGAAGATCATTAAGAAGATTCGCGCATGGGACACTGCCGCCAGTGAAAAGAAAGTTGCAAAAGACGACCCCGACGAATCGGTTGGTTCTTTACTAATCAAATTTTTACCCAAGGACAATCCTGAATGGCTGGAACTGTACAAACACCTGATTCGAGAGGGGCAGGAGAAGCAACCGCACTTTATTTTAGAAAATCAAGTTGCCGGATGGTGGGCGGCGGAGAGATTATTTGACATCATCAAGAACACCGCAAGATATGACGGAGTCTATGTTCCTGTATATATCGACCAAGACCCCGGTGGAGCCGGAAAGAATCAAGTCGCTCTTTTACAAGCTGCCTTCAAAGACGAGCGCAATCCCGATCTACACGCCCACACGGTTTTGGAAGTTGATGTGCGTAAAGTCGGGGACAGAGTTCTCGCCGCAAACAACCATTGGTTCGGAGTCGCGTCCGAGGGCAGGATGTGGCTTATGAAGGGTTCATGGAACGAAGGCTTTCTTGGACAGGTGGACGGTTTTACGATGATTGGGCATGACGACAAAGTGACCTCGGTGACTTCTGGTATGTACGTTTTGAATCCTACAAAGAAATGGGCCAAGATGCCCTTTGTGACAATTTAAGGAATCATTATGGCGAACGTTTCAACGACAGACATTTTAAGCGTACCGCAACCCACCAAAGAATCCGGTCAACGCTCCATGCGGGTTTCGGATGCGTATTTTGCCAGAATGGTTCCAGGTTGGTCTCAGCCCTCGGCCCTAACCCCTGGACAGTGGAGGGCGTGGGTTGCCGCACAGCCCGTTGCCGTGACCTGCAAAGAAACCATGACCTCCAATATTTCTGACTTGGATTGGAAAATCACGCCTCGTAAAAGCGATATGCGGGACGAACTCAAGGGCGACATCAATCACTATGAAAAGTTCTTCCGCAGGGCCGGAGAGTCCGGATTGGACTGGATTGGATTTTTAGAGTGGTTTATTTCTGACCTGAACGACCTGCCTTTTGGGACGGCATGGGAAATTGGTAGAAAGGGCGATCAGCCCGACGGCAGGGCGATATGGATGGAGCCTTTGGACGGCGGGACTCTCTACCCCACAAACAATAAAGACATTCCCGTTATCCAATACTACAATAACTTCTACGCCAATTTTCCCGCCCACGCCATAGCCAGAGCGTACATGAACCCTCGTCCAGAAATAGAAAGAAAAGGATGGGGCATCGCGCCTCCCGAAAAAATATTTCTGGCTATGGAAATGCTGGCAAGGGGCGATAGGTATTATGCAAATCTCCTTTTAGACGTTCCCCCTGTGGGAGTCTTCGATATGGCGGACATCACATGGGAGGATGCTCATACGTGGATAGAGTCTTTTAGAACCTTCACACAGGGCGGAGTGATGGATGGTTTTAGGATTCCAGTTTTAGCCGAACATCAAAAAGATGTGAAGTTTATTCCTCTCGGCAAAGACCCCAATGCCATTATGTACGACATCATCACGTTGAAATACGCTTCCTTGGTGTGTGCGGCTTATGGCATGACAACTTCGGACATTGGACTCCAGGGTTCGTCTGGGGAGACCCTGGCAGGTTCGATACGAGGAGAGCAGAAAACCAATCGCACAGGCAAGGCCCGTAACAAAGGAAAGATAAAGTACTTTATCGAAACCATCCTGCCCCCTGCGCTACAGTTTGATTTCATTGACACAGACGGAGAGAGACTCGCCATGCTTGGACGGGCGAGACTCGCCAACGCTACAGCAATGAATCAATTTAGAGAGATGGAGTCCATTTCCCCAGAAGAAGCACGTTTACAAATGATTCAAGATGGCATCTTTACCATCTCCATGACAGAGAAACCTCCCAAAGAAGCTAAGATGCCGATTCAAACTGCGGGGGCGTTTGGTAATAATGGTAAGTCCAAGCCCTCCGAAAGACCCGGCTCGGTGGGTTCTCCGCAAGCTCCATCGTTGGGAGGGGACGGCGAAGTCAAAAAAGGTATCGCTTCCTTTCAGCCCCAAAACCTAGATCAAGCCATAACCAATATCGTCTCCATCGTTGCTCCAAGTGTATACGAATCAATGGGCGACGAACCAGAGCAAATGAAGTCTCTTGTATTGGAATCGGTGTTCTCAGTTGACGATTCTCTTGGACTTGGAAGCGTGCTTTCGGGGATGGTAAATAGAATAGGAACGTTTGAATTCAACGGTCTTGAGGAAGAACTAGAATCCTTATTAGCAGAAGAAGGCATAAGTGTCAATACAGAAAACCATATTGACATTTTGAAGTCCAGAATACAGGAAGGCTTTTCGGAGTTTATTGGCAAGGCAATTGTTTACACGCTAACCCAATCTGAGCTTCTTGAGAATCCAAAGAACGTTGATGGGTACGCAGACTTTACAGATTTGGCAGAAGAAGTGAAGTCGAAAATAAATAAGTCCATGAACGAGTATCTCTCGGCTCATATTGGGATTGAAATTCAGAATATCATGGAAGAAATAAGAACGCAGCAATTGGAAATTCCAGAACCCATTCGTATTCGCTCTCTACCGAGACAAATTAAAGCACAGCCCATTAGTGTCATCGTCAATCCCTCAAATATAGCACTACCAGATATTACCGTTAATATTCCAGAGCGGGCTTCGCATGTAAATGTAGAGTCTCCGAACGTAGACATTCAGCCCGCACAAATCACAGTAGAGTCCCCCACGATCAACGTCTCTGTACCGGAGAAGGAAGTCAATATTCAAGTGGATGTGCCAAAACAGGATGCGCCGATAGTTAATCTGAGTCAACCGTCCATTCAGGTAAACGTACCCGCTCAACAGGCCCCCATAGTGAATGTAGAGGTGTCTCCGACTCCTGTGAATATAGAAAACACCGTGCATTTGCCAGAACAAAAGCCCGTGAAACGAGAAATCACCATCATCAAGGATTCGGAAAACACATGGCATGGCGAGGCCAACGCGGAAGAGGAATAGTTGCCTACCAATTACCCATTAGGGCTTGATAATTTCACGAATCCAACTCCGGCAGACGACTTAAATACACCTGCCGTTCTACATACAGACGAACATTCCAACGCCAACGATGCCATAGAAGCGTTACAAGTAAAGGTTGGGGTAGACGGTTCCCTTGTTGTTGCAACTTTAGATTATCGGGTGGGGGTTTTAGAGACATCTTCTCACGCCGCCGTCACGATTGGCGCGGCAAATGGCTTGTCACTCGTGGCGCAGGCGTTATCGTTGGGCGTTGCGTCGGCGGGAGTAACAGGTGCTCTATCTGGTGCGGATTGGTCAACATTCAACAGCAAGCAGGCGGCGCTTGGATATACCCCGCTCAATGCGGTAAGCAATCTATCGGACGTGGCAAGCGTGTCCACATCACGCACCAATCTCGGACTGGGTGCGGCGGCGTTGCTGGCTGTGCCTATCACGGCGGCAAATGGTGGGACGGGCGTCGCTAATGGTGCAAGTGCATCTCTCACGCTCCCGAACCTTGCGATTACATTGAGCGGCGGAGTGGCGGCGGGAGTGTATACGCTTCCAGCGACGGCGGGCGGCGGGACATTCCCGCTACTGAATACGGCGAATGTGTTTACGGCGACACAGACTATCACAGTCGCATCTGGGACTACGGCCCTATTAGCTCCGACATATAGCACCACGGAGTCGCAGGCACGTGTAGGCGGGATAGAAATACAAGCGTATGCGGCAAATAATGTATGGATTGCAAGCAATTTATATTTCAACGGGTCTGCATGGAAGTATAGAGCTAATGGTAAGGCGGTACAGCTATACGTTGACAATAATGGAGAGTTCAGCGTGGAAACAGCGCCGAGTGGAACTGCCGGAGGCTCTATTACGAAAACCAAGCAACTGTCCATTACATCAACTCTGATAGATTTTGGCTCTGGAACAGGCGGAGCGAATTGGTCGGTAAACTCTACACAACTCCGTGTGACTGCCGCAACTGGCAATGTAGGTATTGGCACTATCGCGCCATCGCAAAAAATACATCTCAAAGATGGTCAAATGCTGATCGAGCGTAATTCGGCAACGTATATTGATATGCTGGATATGTTTGTGTCAGACGCGACCGGCATACCTTTTTTTGCAATCGGAAAAACGAACACAGCCGACAATTCTATTGTGTGGGGCTGGAACAATGCTGGACAATACGGTGGATTTTGGGTGTGGGGTCAAAACGCACCGCTGGGACTATGGTTAACAAAAGACTCGAACGTTGGAGTTGGTACACAAGTGCCCAGTGTCAGGTTTCATGTGGTTGGACAGACTACCACCACAAACGCCGTGCTGGAAACTCAACGCATTGAATCGAAAGTATCCACAGCCGCAACAGGAGGCGCGGCGGGTTTTGGAGTCGGATTGTCGCTTTATGCCGAGACAGCTACAGACGGGACTAATAAACAACAGGGCAGATTGTGGAGCAAATGGATAGTCGCCACCAACGGAAGTGAGACATCCGCAGTTGGTCTTGACGCTTACACCAACTCAACCGCGCAGGAGTTTATCAGTGGGCAGGGTGACGCGGGCGGCGTCAAGCTGGCATTGTACGGGGGGACAAGAGTCGCAAGAGCGGCAGCGATGACAGCCGCAGATGCGGGCGCAATCAATTCAGGGGATGCGGGTACGGATGCAGTAATCGCAAATCTTAGGACGCGGGTCAATGAACTCGCGGCGATGTTGAACGCAACCACGGGCATCAATGTGTGCGCGTGAGATATAGGAGAATTATAAAATGACAATTCAGACAGATGCCGACACTGCCAAAAGGAAACAATATATCGCCGTACTTATGAACATAGCGACCTTGTTTTCGGATTTGGATGTAGTTAGCACATCCGAGGGTAAGTACATCATCAATAAAAAATGGGTGATAAATCCCGTCACGGATGCGGACGTGGAGAGCTACGGCTTTCTGGCTGTAGACGTGGCAAACTTTTTTACGCTGATGACGCAGTTCACGCGGCTAATGTCCAACCAGACCACTACACCGCTTGAGGGACGCAAGTTTGCAGATATGCTGCGCTCAAGATGACTGCCGATGATCTGATTACTGGCTCGGTCTTGTTGATGGTTGTTGTCTGCCTGTTAGTTGGCGCAGCAATCATAAGCCCACCACAGGTTGAGAGCGTAGAAGGTGGTGGCGGATGTGCGCCCACGTATCCCGGCGGGTTGGGGCTGTGGATATTGGATGGCGTGGACTGTTGGTATGTCCACACGGACGCCGAATTTGATGCCGAGCCGTGGCAGTGTCAAGAGCGCCATGATGGCATCAACGCGGCGGAATGGTAATATAAAAGGATACAAAATGAAAAACAAAACAGTTTTAGCACCCGCAGTAAAACCAGCCTACACCGCCGAGAAGTTTGTTGAGGCGTACAGCAACCTAGTAAAACAATACGGATTTCAAATTGCCTACGAACCTAAGTGGGCGCAATCCAAGGACACCGGAGATTACCGCTTGATAATCTCCACATTAGTTATTCCTGTTCCAAAAAATGACAACGTATAACGAGTCAATTAATTACAACGCATCTATCAATTACAACGGCGCCACAACGCCTCCTGTTCCTCCGCCTGTTATTGCAGGAGGATTTGTGAATCATCCCTACCATTCTCGCAAGAAAGAATTTTACGGAGATGATGATTTTGCCATTGTGCTGTCGGTTTTGGAGCTTTTGGATGAAGAATAGGTTTGACAATCTCCTAAAATCCATTATGCTTAATTACACGAAAGGAAATATTAATGAAAACAATTAAAGTAAATCACGTAGTTTTGACCCTCGCTCTAAGTTCCGCCGCACTTGCCACTGGCGGAGAAACGCAGCAAAGTATTGATGAGAAGGTGAACAAGCGTCTTGCAGAAGGATACGACGAAGTAGAGGTGTTTCCATTGAGAACGAACACCGACGAACGACAGCAAGCCAGCCATGCCGTAAACCTTTACGTCTTCCGAAAGTTCGAGGACGTGGTAAAACCAAAGAAAGATGCTTAACTGGCTAATCTTTGCGGTGATAGGAAAGATACTCATTTATCTGTGGATGAAGTTTCCGGTAGGTTTTTTTACACACAGATTTATTGAGTTGCATGAGTGCGATTTGTGTTCTGGAGTTTGGATATACTGCATTTTAGCGGTGTTTTTTGGAGTAGACATAATTCAAGACACATTCGGACACACGATTTTCATACTTGGAAGTCTGGTCACGGGAGCCATTACGAGTTTCGTGGTGCATATTTTCAGTATTGGATGGAAAACAAAATTTGAGGTAATCGTAATCTAATGCCCTATAAAGTTGAGAAACGAGACGATGGTTACTGCGTCGTCAAAGACAGCGGGGAACTCGTAAAATGTCACGAAGACAAAGAGGGGGCGATGGCCCACATGCGGGCGTTATGGGCAAATGTTCGCGACTCTGCCATAGCAGAATTTTCCATGTCCATTGTCAAGGCCACCTCAAAGAACGGAGAGATGGCGTGGCGCTCTGTAAATTCGGACATTAATGAAGACTTCTTTGGGGAGAAGATGAGTCTTGAGTTATTCAAGGACTTCAATAAACATATAGAAAATAACGACCCGATTCCGTCGGCTTTCAAAGATGCCATTTGTGAAGAGGATTGGTGCGGAGGTATGCCCTACGTCTCTATCTCTCACTATAAAACAGGCAAGAATAAAGTAAACGTACCTGGTGAGGTAAAAAGCGTTTATGTAGACGGAGAGGCGCTTAAGTCTACGGGAACTCTCTACGATACCCCTCTTGGAAAAGCAATTTACAGGGGTATCAAGAAAGACCTGGTAGAAAAGTCAGAAAAGCCAAGACGTATTTCGATTGGATTTTTAGACCTGGAACATTCTCACGGAGAGAAGTTTACCTTTACCAGAAAATCCCTGACCGACAAATGCCCTTTGTGCAAACAGGGGATTGGCGATAAAATTTATAAGAAAGGACATCTGGTTCACTTGGCTCTTACGAGAGTTCCTGCCAACCCAAGAACCGAGATGGAATTGGAGCAAAAGTCTATGACTACAAAAATTCAAGACGCCGAATCTGTGATTGAGGACGAAGAGGTTGTAAAGACTCTTGATCTGAAATCACTTGCCGATGATGTCCTTGTTATTAAAGCGAAAGAACCCGATGAGGATGACTGTCCAGAAGGCGACAAAGAGTGTGAAAAGAAACACGCTGACATGATGAAGAAATCTGTCGCAGAAAACACCGTGGTTTCTCCCGTTGTAGAAGTCAAGGAACAAACGGCTGTTGAAAAATCATTGGCTGTTCTTATCGAAAAAATAGCCTCTCTAAAATCACAGGGCTTGACTGGCGACAATGCCCTTGCTGAAATCCAGAAGAATTTTGACGAACTCGGCAACGTCGTCAAAGCAGAATTCATCGTACCTCCTTCACCGGAAGAAGTTGCCAAACAAAATATGGCCGAAATTGTCCGTGCGGCATTAAGCGAGATGTTACCTCAGGCACTCGCCTCCGTTTTGGCTCCTATGCAAAGTGAGATGCAAAACGAAATGACCGAATTAAGGGCATTAACGCAAGCTCCCAAGTTAATTAGAAAAGAAGAGACACCCAAACCTCGTGGTCTTAGCGCGGCACTTGT